TTCTTTCCAAAACGTTGTTCTACAGGTCTCTCCTCTTCCTTGGTTTCCTCTTGTTCACCAAATATCTCACCATCTAGAATGAACAGCCCAGATGGGCCGCTAACATCCGCTGGAGGTGAAAATGTTGGACACTTGAGTAAAAACTCTCGGTTCCCAGTGTTGAGACTCGAAACCCACATGTCAAAGCCCCCCAAGTCGAAATGTGGCAATTGGCTCTTGAGCAAGTCAAGCATCCAATCGTCCTCAAAATTCGGGTAATGGGGTCCTTCAACGGAAAAGTTCCAAATATTCAAGTTATTTAGAACGTTTCCTTTAAGGGGGTAGAGTTCCAACACCTTAGTGACGAAAGGTCCTAGGACTGGTGTGAAACGATCGCTCAATACAAAAGCTTGAGCTTTCTCCTGTAGCTTCATCACGGGAGTGACGTTGCTGGAAAGTTTGGAAGTGACATGAAATTTCGCAAGTTGACGACGAATATCACAGCATGAATTCGCGTCTCCCCACCAAACATCGGGCCCATAACATCTGGCTAGAAACGAGACTCCAACGGAGCCGCGTTTCGTGCGGTTTACAGTCAATTCCTGGCCCATCATGCTAGCTGCCTTAATGACAGCTCTCCGGTCTTGGTCAGCCGTAGACCCATCGTCCCCACCATACATTCCCAACTTTTCCCAGGCTTCATCGGCGTCATAAAAATTTCCGCCAGAGCTGGTCATTCTAAAGCCTAAAAAGACTATGAATGCAGTCAGTAGTGTATTGAAAGCTGAAGTTTCTGCGGAGCCAGAGGCTCTTGCATCCCCGGTATTGTACCTGACTCCATTAGTAGTCTTGGCACGTAACCCGGTTTGCGTACGCATCAACTTGAGCATTTCAAGGTGGTAAACGGGGGTAAAAACCGCCAGCATAAACATACGTTCGAAGGTCCTAGCTAAAGCGTCAACCCGACCATCCTGACGTTTAAAATCAGTGTCGTCGTGGTGTGACGTAGCTCCGGAACAGATCTCTGCCATACGTAAAGCAATTTCCACGGTTGTTTTGCCAAAAGCATACCAACTCATGAGTTTCATTTTGTCAGCAACAGCATAAATATATGCTGAATACTTCCTCTTGTCAACTCCATTGATGGTAGTAATGGCACGTGGGTCATTCACTTTTCCGTAGGCTTCAGCCTTCATAAAGACTTTAGCTCTGTCGTTCGGATCTTCATGCTGCGAATCATCTAAGATTTTTCGCTGCGTAGGTTTGGGCTGGCGTTCATAAACGACATCTTCATCTACAGGAATTATTTTCCCAGACACTTGAATGAATTTAGTAATAAATTCATTCATAACAGTGATAAGAAAAGGAGAGGCTTTATTGGCCGTGTGCTTTAAAGCTGTCACACGTTTATCGACCATCCTCTGCTCGTTGTTCTTACACTTGTCTGGAACAAAAGCTCCATCAAAAATCGGATTCATAAATGAAACCATCGCCGGTTCTTCAGGTTCGTAGTCCTGAAGTTTCTTCACCCACTGGTAACCTCGTACATGATCAACAAAATCCATACGGGTATAAACCGGTGTTCCCCTAAGGTGGTATTCCAACAAAATTTCCGAGCCCGGAAACTTGTCTTCGCCGCTTGATGCGCACTGGGCCATCTTCGATTGAACAGTGGCATGAGACAAACGTTTCGTCGTGTTGGCTGCTGAAGCAATTGCTTCATCAGCTTCCACTGGAACGTTCGAACTCAAATAGCCATTAATTCGAGAAGTTGAGACTTTCATCCCAGTCGAACCATTGGAGAGGACTCTTACGAATCCACCATCCACTGGATTGAAGCGTTCAAGTTTGGAGCACTTGATACGCCACATCGCAAGCCAAGCTCGCCAGTGAATGTATTTCTGCAATGGAGTAACCAGGACAAGTTGATGATCCGGATCCAAGTTTCTCCTTTCAACAGAAAAGACACTATGGGTCACGGGAATACAACCAAGCCAGTAACGAGTTGAAGAAACGGAATCTCCCTTCCAGTTCCACAACTTGTGCACATACTCACCACCTCCTGATACAGTGTATCTCACCTCACCATCGGCATTGAACCGATACTTATATTCACCAGTTGAAAACCCTGCGCGGCTGGGTTGACAAGTGAACATGATAAGGGGGCGAAAGTTCCTGGAGAGATGGCTTGGCATGTCGACGTAGTAATCTACATCAATCATGGCAGTCAAATCTCCATCACACTTTGCCTCCTGGTTTGGCGTTACGTTAAGGTCCTTACCCCAATGAAAAGCACGAGTATAAACTCGTCCTTTCTTCTCATCAGAACTGGACCCCTGGAGGAAGACAGGCCTCAGACCTAAAGAAGGTCCGAGGATGTCAATGAAAGCTGAGCCTTGGGAGCGCGCAGCGGCAGATTTGCCGTGCGTGTGCCTACCATCAATTGGTAGGTCGCTCACCTCGAGCTCAGCGAAAGCACTTCGTAGTTCGCGCGATTGCTGCACGTAACTACTACAGTTTTGGCTCAATTCCTTCGATATAGCCACATGAGTGTGGCTTGCGTAGGAAGAGCTCCCAACACAGCTATAAAAGCAATCCTTTAGCAGTGCAGAGAAAATTGAACACATTGTTCG